ATCGCGTGCGATAAAGTCGAAACTTTCTGAAAAGGTACTACAGACGTAGAAGTTATGGGAGCAAGAGGATTTCAGCCGCGCATCGACCCGGCCAAAGAAGTGCAACTGATCCAGGAGGAAATTGTTCCTCCGCCCGGACTGAGCGCGAAGGCGAAAAAGTTGTTCGCCCGGTTGGTCGATGAAAACCGGCGCTCGAATGTTTCGATCCTGCAGGTTGACTCGGAGCAGTACGCGGACCTCGCGAACGCGATGATTCGGCGCGACGCGGTGACAGATAACCGTGAGTGGCTGGCCATTCAGCGGGAGATAGATGAGCTTCGGGCGCAGTTGAATATGGGGCCGCGGAATCGGGCGAGGGCTGGCGTCCGGGACGTGAAGAAGGAAAAGGCCAAGAGCGCGGCGGCGAAGGTTTTGGAGCTTGCGAAACAGCGAGCGTAGCATTTGGTTCGACCAGGACGCGGTATCGCTGGCCGAGACGCTGATCGGCACGTTGACGCTGACGAAGTCAACCAAGAGCGGCGAGCCGGAGCCATTTGTACTCCTGCCGCACTCTCGAAAGCTGATCGCCAACCTTCTCGGCTGGAAGCGGTCAGACGGCCGGCGCGTATACCGCAAGTCGTACTGTTCGATGGGCCGTAAGCAGGCGAAGACGCAGACGGTGGCGGCGCTCGTCATCGCCGAGTTCTTCCTAAGCCCGGAGCCAAACCAAGAAATCTACATGGCCGCGAAGGATCGCGACCAGGCCAGCATCTGCTTCGATGCGGTAGCTTCGATGATTCGGATTCACCCGGATCTCGAACCGCTGGTACAGATTACCGAATCACGAAAGCTGATTCGACACAAGGAAACCGGCAGCACGATTCGCGCACTGAGCAGCGACGGCGCTGGTAAGCATGGATACAACCCGTCTCTGGTGGTGTTCGATGAGTTGCACGCCTGGGGCGCAGCCGAGCAAGAGTTATACGACGCTCTGACGACCGGAAGCAAGTCGCGCCGAAATCCGCTGTGGGTGGTTATCACGACGGCGGGCAGCAACCAGGAAAGCATCTGCTACCGCGAATACAAGTATGCAAAGCGGGTGCTGTCTGGCGAGGTCGTTGACGATAGCTACTTCCCGCTGATCTACGAAGTCCCGCAAGAGTCGGACTGGGCCGATCAATCGCTTTGGCCGATGGCTCTCCCAACGCTAGGTATCCTGCACGAACTCAGCGACTACGAAGAGGAGTTCCGGCAAGCGCTGGCGCGACCCGAGCGGCAGAACACATTCCGAAGGCTGTACCTGAATCAGTGGACCTCGGCGAACTCGCAATGGATTCCACTCCGCCAGTGGGACGCCTGCATCGGTGAAATTCCAGACCTAACCGGCGTGCCCTGCTACGGCGGACTCGACCTTGCAGCAGTTCGGGACCTGACAGCGTTCGCGCTGTGCTGGCCATACCAGGGCAAGGTTTATTACAAAGCCTGGGGATACATCCCGGAATCTGCCGTACAAGAGAAATCGCAATCGGACGGCGTTCGATACGACATCTGGGCTGAAGACGGCCACGTCCTGCTGACGCCGGGCAACACGACCGACTGGCGCTACGTCGTCCAGCATATCAAAGACCTCGCCGAGCAGTACCGCATCGAAGCGATCGCCTTCGACCGCTGGGGCGCTCGGGACACGGCGGCAGAGCTACAAGCGGCCGGCCTGAAAGTTATCGAGTTTGGCCAAGGGTTTGGCAGTATGTCGCCCGCGGCAAAGCGTTTCGAGTCGCTGGTCCATGAGGGGACGCTGGTGCAGGACGGAAACCCGGTTTTCCGCTGGTGCCTCGACTGCACGGAAGTAATGCACGACCCGGCAGGGAATATTAAGCCGGTCCACTCTGACCGGCGGCGGGACTCCAGCCGGAATGACTTAGCGATAGCGGCGGTCATGGCTACGGGAATTATGGTCGTCGGTCCCGACTCTGACCGCTCAGTGTACGAAGACCGGATGCCGGTCTCGGTTAGTTGGTAACGATGAATCTATTCGGCAAACTAATGGTCAAGCTGGGGGCAACACCCCCGCCTGACAGCGACTTCTGGTACAAGCCGGTGAGCGGGTACACCTTCGGTGTGTCTGCTGATTCGGCGATGCGTCTGTCGGCTGTCTGGGCCTGCGTCCGTGTGATTGCCGAGACCATCGGCAGCTTGCCGTGTGGCGTCTACCGGCGCACGCGGGACGGCCGGGAGATCGACCGCAACCACGCTCTATACTATCTGCTCCACGACTCGCCGAACGACGACATGAGCGCGTTTGAGTTCTGGGAGTTGGCTGCGAAGTGCCTCTGCCTGCAGGGCAACTTCTACGCGCGCATCTTCACGAACCTGCGGGGCGACGTGACGCGGTTGGTGCCGATGGACCCTTCGAAGATGTCGGTAAAGCGCGACAAGCAAACCGGCATTCTGGTGTACACCTACGGCCAAGACCAGTACACGGCCTCGGATATCTTTCACATCCCCGGCCTAGGCTACGACGGCGAAGACTACCTGACTGGGTTTTCGCCCGTCACCTACATGGCGCAGAGCATCGGGATGACGCTCGACGCCGAATCGTATGGGGCGAACTTCTTCCGCAATAACGCCACGCCCCCGGCTTACCTGACGGTGCCCCAGGCGTTATCGAACGAAGCCCGGAAGAATCTCCAAACGTGGTTTCTGCAGGAGTTCGGCGGCGTGAAAAACGCGGGCAAGATCGGCGTTTTAGAGCAGGGCGGCGAGATCAAGACGGTTTCGATCAATCACCGGGACATGCAGTTTCTTGAGCTTCGGCAGTACCAGAAGTCGGACATCTGTTCGATCTACCGCGTCCCGCCGCACATGATTCAAGACCTGACGCGAAGCACGAACAACAACATCGAGCACCAGGGCATCGACTTCGCTACCCATACGATCCGGCCTTGGCTGACGCGCATCGAGAAGCGGATCAAGATGCAGCTCTTCGGCCCGCGCGAAGCGGCGCTCTACTATGCCGAATTTAACATGGACGCGCTCCTCCGCGGCGATGCGGCCAGCCGGGGCACGTTCTATTCGACGCTGCGGAATATCGGCGTGCTGAACGCGAACGAGATTCGCGCCAAGGAAAACCTAAACCCCTACGTGGGCGGTGAGAAGTACCTGATCCAGGGCGCGATGGTGCCAGTTGAGCAAGCGGGCGAGTTCGCGGGAGGCGTGCAGCAATGAAGACAATCGAGCAGCTATTACAGTGCCCTACTGCGGTTCTGGCCCCGATGGATGCGGACGAATCCGCGCCTCGGCTGCGGCGAGTTCTCTTCTACAGCGGCGCAAAGGTGGACCGTTATAACTGGTTCACGGGCGAAGAGTACGATCTGTCCTTCGACCTCGGCGGAGCCGACCTTTCGAGCGTGATTGGCGCTCCCGTGCTTGACGGGCATCAGTCCTACGAGGCAAAGAACGTTATCGGTTCTGTTGAGTCTGCCGAGCGCACCGGGCGCGGCTACGAGGCAACGCTGCGGATCTCCGAGGCCGAAGACGTTGAGCCGATCTGGCAACGCATCCAGGAGGGCACGCTCCGGAACGTGTCCATGGGCGTTCAGATCCTCGACATTGAGCTGTCGAAGGATTCGCCGAAGGATCGCAAACATTACATGGCGAAGAAGTGGAAGCCCTACGAAATCAGCGTGGTTCCGCTGGGGGCTGACCCCAACGCTCAATTTTTGATGGCTAGTCAACGACTGGCCGCCGAAGCTTCTACCGCGTACAGCGCGGAGAAAAACAAAGCCCTGCATCAGTTGGCGCTGCGCGAGCGGCGTTGGCGTGTGTTGGGGCGAATTTAAGGAGTAGACATGAAGAACAAACGCGAACTTCTGTCGAGCATTTCCGCGCTGGAAACTGAGTACAGTGCGCTCATTCACGCCCGCCACGGCGTCGAAGACCCGAAAGAGCATCTTGCAAAGCTGGATGCCAAAGAAGCCGAACTGAATGCCGTCAAAGAGCAGCTTGCGGACGTCGAAAAGCTGGAGAACCGGGCGAAAGCCAACGCTTCGCGCGAACCCGGCCGGGTGACGAGCGACAACGAAGCCAAGCGGCCATTTGCCAGCCTGGGCGAGAATCTTTTCGCCATCGCCTGCGCAATGTCTCCGCGTGACGCCTTCCAGGGTCTTGGCGGCAACGTTGACAAGCGGCTGTATGAGCAACTGAACCCGACCGGCGCGTCCAACGCGGTTCCTGCTGACGGCGGCTTCGCTGTCGGAACCGACTTCTCGACGGCGCTTCTGAATCGCGCTCGCGAGACGGCGCGGATCTTCCCGCTGACGAATCAGATCCCGATTGGCGAAGGCAGCGATTCGCTCGAACTGCCGTACATCGACGAAACCAGCCGCGTGAACGGGTCGCGTTTCGGTGGTGTTCAGGCCTACTGGACCGGCGAGGCCGACGCCCCGACCGCGACGAAGCCGAAGTTCTCCCGCCACGAAATCCGGCTTGAATCGCTGAAGTGCCTGATGTATGCGACCGAGCGGTTGCTCCGGAACGCCCCGGCCATAGCTGCGGTGTTCGAGAATGCTTTCGCTTCGGAGATTGCCTTCAAGTTGGACGACGCCATCTGGCGCGGCGACGGCGTGGGCAAGCCGCTGGGCTTCAGCGTGCAGAACTTCGGCGGTGCCCTGATGGTCAGCGTCGCAAAGAAGTCCGGGCAGGCTGCTGACACGTTCGTGATCGAGAACGCCACGTCGATGCTGTCCCGCCTCTACCGCGAACCGGGCGACCGGATCGTCTGGATGTGCAACCCCGACGTTATCGGCCAGTTCCCGCTGATGACCATCGGCCAGCAGCCGGTGTTCCTGCCGAACGGCAGCGTCGCCGGTGCGATTCAGTACGGCACGTTCCTCGGCTTCCCGGTGATCCCGGTGGAGCAGGCCGAAACCCTCGGCGACAAGGGCGACGTGGTTCTGGCGAACCTGTCCAAGTACGTCACCATCACCAAGGGCGGCGTGCGGGCGGCGCAGTCTATGCACTTCCGTTTCATTTACGACGAAATGACATTCAAGTGGTCCATCGACGTGAATGGGCAGTCTGCCATCAAGCAACCCATTACGCCCTTCAAGGGCTCCAGCACCCTGTCGCCGTTTGTCACGGTTGACGCTCGCGCCTAAGGAGGACACACCAGATGATTCCCTACGAACTTCTGAACAATCTGCACTTCATCAAGGGCCTTGACCCGGTGGCCGATGCCTTTTCGGGTACGGTCACTTCGGACATCGTGGACATGGCGAATCACCAATCGGCCATGTTCATCGTGTACAAGGGGGTCGGTACCACCGGCACCTCGACGATCACGGTTGAGGCCTGCGACGACGTTAGCGGCACCAACGCTACGGCGGTTCCGTTCTATTCGAAGTCGATCACTTCGACCGACATTCAGGGCGCGATGACGGCCCGGGCGGCGGCTGGTTTTGCGACCACGGCCGGTTCGAGTCAGATTTACGTGATCCAGGTGGCGGCCGAAGCGTTGGCGGCGACTGGTTACCAGTTCGTTCGCCTCAAGGCCGTCGAGGTAGTCGATTCGCCGGTTCTCGGCGGCATCGCTATCGCCCTGGCTGGCCCGCGCTTCGGTGGCTCGACGACCGCAACTGAAATCGCCTAAACCATGAACCTCCAACTTGTAACGCCGCCGACTGAATGGCCGCTGTATGAAGCTGAGTTCGAGGCGCACGCACGCGCTAAGGGCCAGCCTCTCGACCAGCTACAGCCATACATCCACGCGGCGGCGTCACACTTGGAGATGATCTGTAACCGTCGATTTCTCCAGCAGACCTGGAAGCTGTTTCTTGACGGCTTCCCGGCCTCTGAGGAAATCGTACTCCCCTACTCCCCGCTCGTGTCGGTGACTCACCTCAAGTACACGAACACGGCGGGGACTCAGACCACGCTACCGACGACCGAGTACGCCGTTTCGCTTCGCACTCCTGGAGTTCTGCGGCTCAAATACAACAAGACCTGGCCTACGGACACGCTCGAAACCACCGATCCCATCGAAGTCCAGTTCGTTTGCGGTTGGCCCAGCTCGGCATCGGTGCCGCTCCCGATCAAGCAGGCGATTCGTATGCTGGCCTCGCACTTCTACGAGAACCGCGAAGCGGTGATTGTGGGCACGACTGCCGCAGTCGATGAGGCCGAGTTGCCGTTCGCTGTCTCCGCACTCATCGCGCCTTGGCGGGTGTGGCTGTGAGGGCCGGAGCGATGCGGCATCAGATCCGCATCGAGCAGAAGACCATCGACGTGTCGGGCGACGGGGACCGGACGGAGACCTGGGGCACGTTCGCCGAGGTATGGGCGTCCGTCGAGACTGGAAACGGGCGCGAGTTCTTCGCGGCGCGGCAAGTCATCGCGGACCTGACCCACACGATCCGGCTCCGGTATCTCGCAAACATCACCCCGGACATGCGAATAGCCTACGACGACCAGAAGACCGGACGGACGCGCTATTTCGACATCAAGTCAATTCTGAACCCGGACGAACGCAACGAAATGCTCACCATGCAGGCGACTGAGGTGCTGATCTAGTGGCGCGGCAAGTTCGGGCAATCACGGTTTCGGGTATCGAAGACCTGACGCAGCAGCTTCGCAAGCTGCAGGCGACGGCGACGGGCGAACCGATCCGGCAGGCGCTCCTGGAATCCGCTCAGATGATCCGCGACGAGGCCGCGCGCCGCGCACCAATCGCGCCCTACGCAACGCGCCAGCGGGGGAAGACGTATCAGCCGGGCGGGTTGCGGAAATCGCTCAGGGCTGCTTCCGGCCGCAAATACAAGAACTTCCTCCAGGCGTTCGCCTTCACGCTCAAAGATGCCGCGCCCCACGCGCATCTAGTCGAGTTCGGAACTAAGCCGCACACGATTGCGGGCAAGAAAATGCGGATAGCGGCGCGGGCGTTCCAGTGGCTTGCGCGGGTTGGCGATCAGGTGCGGACCAAGATCCAGCATCCCGGTAGCCGTCCGAATCCGTTCTTTCAAAACGCGATCAAGTCCCAACGCTTGCGGATCAAGCGGTTATTGGAGCAGCGCGTTAAAGCCGCGTTTGATGCCATCGGAAGGGCCGCATGAGGATCTATCAAGCTCTCTTCCGCTACCTGCAAACCGTGCCCGGCGTGGTGACCGTCGTGGCCGATCGCGTCTTTGATGCCCACGCCGATCAGGGGCGAGTGACGAAGTATCCGGCCATCATCATCGAGACGATGGACGATCAGCCGTTCCATTCCATTGGGCAACAGATTCCGACCGCAACACGCCGCCCTGTGTCGCTGTACTGCATGGCGCAGGGCAACCCGAAGGCATCCGACGACCTGGCGGACCTCGTCTACACGGCCATCATCGGCCAAGAGCAGGCCATCGCTGACGCCTCCGGCCTCGGCGTGAAAAGCACCCACCTGAACGGGCGACGCAACGAGTACGAAGACGCCCTCGAAACCGATTCCAAGCTCTACGCGACAGTGCTGGAGTTCGACTTCATTCACGACCTTTAAGGAGACCTTATGGCGATCATGGCAGGAAATGCCGGTTCTTTCCGGCTCAGCACGAACGTAGTAGCAGAAATCGACAACTGGACACTGGACGTGTCTACCGGCCTTGAGGAAACCCAAGCGTTCGGCGACGTCTGGAAAGAGCGATCCGCAACGATTCGCGAATGGAGCGGCTCGGCATCCGGGCGATTCGATGACACCGACACCAACGGGCATGTGGCCATGCAGACGGCGTTTCTCGGCGGTACTACCGTCGCCGCGCGGTTCTACATCGACGGCACCAACTATTACTCAGGAAGCGCGTTTGTTCAGGCGTCCATTGCGGCTGCCGAGAACGGGCTGATTACGGTGAACTACACCGTGACCGGGACCGGCGCACTGACCTACGCCTAAGGAGGCACCATGGCCGTACTCGCAGGGCGTAATGCCGACATCTACATCGCCAGTGTTTCCGGCACCAGCATGACGGGCGAGGCCACCACCTCGCTCGGATCTGGTGTCTATCAAATCACCGACGCCGCGAAGCGGGCGATCAATCCTAACGCAACGCTGACCGTCCTCGACGGTGTCGCGACGGTGCCAGCCAGCCGGTATCAGGTGGCCTTTGGGACGGGGAAGATTGACTTCGGCGACTACACGCCAGCGGGCACCATCACCGTGACCGGCGAGTATCTGACGCTGGCCCAGGCCGCTCAGGGCTTCGAGTGGACGCTTGACGTTCAACCGATGCTTGAGGAAACGCAGACATTTGGAGACTCGTGGAAAGAGCGCACATGCGTCATGCGTGACGCGACGTGTTCGTTTCAGCGGTTCTACGAGGACGAGTATTTCTTCACCAACGGCACGCGCTATTTCGTCATTGCCTGCTACCTCAACGTGAGCGGCGCTGATCGCTATGTGTTCGGCGCGATGCTGTCGAGCCAAGGCACGACCAGCGGCGTGGGCGAAACCATCAAGCAGAATGTCCAGTTTTCCGTCCACGGCATTTTGGACTACGCAGCAAGTTAAGGAGACTCATGAGCATTGCAGATAGAATCCTCGCCGTACCACTCAAGACGGCGACGATACACGTGCCCGAATGGGGCGTTACGGTAGGCATCCGTGAGATCACGGCGGCCGAGCGCGTGAAGTTCGGCGAGGACGCCAAGAAGACTCCCGCGCTCGCCGTGGTGCGTCTGGTTATCGCCACGCTGACCGACGAGACCGGCGCGAAGATATTCGAGCCCGCGCACCAGGACGCGCTATTGCAGAAGTCCGGGGCCGTTCTTGACGGCGTGGTGACGGAAATTCTGCGGCTGTCGGGCATGACCGAAGACACCGCGAAGGACCTAGAAAAAAACTAGAGGGCGAGCGCAGGTTCGCCTTTGCGCTCGCCGAAATTCTCCACATGCCCGTATGGCGGCTACTCGACGAAATGCCGTCGTCAGAGTTTGCCGAATGGGCCGCTTATCTGAAGATCAAGGCCGACGAACAAGAAAAGGCAATGCAGCAGGCAAAGGCTAAACGCTAATGGGTGTACTGTCTAATCTCATCGTTCGCATCGGAGCGTCTACCGACGACTTCGATAAAAAGCTGAACTCGTCGCTGGGCAAGATTCAGAGGTTTGGCGCGTCGATGTCGCAGGCTGGACAAGCCCTCTCCATCGGCTTCAGCGCTCCGCTGATCGCGGCGGGCGCGGGCGCTCTCGCAGCGGCTGCGGACATGGAGAAGCTCGAAAAGGGCCTCACCGCGACGATGAAATCTTCGGCGGCGGCTGGGAAGGAATTGGAGCGGCTGAAGGTCGTCTCAAAGCTCCCCGGCCTGGGCCTCCAGGAAGCTGTACAGGGTTCCATCCGGCTTCAGACACTCGGCAGCAGTGCCGACGAGTCGCGCAAGATCATGATGGAGCTCGGGAACGCCCTGGCGACGGTTGGCGGCGGAAAGGAAGACTTCCAGGAGGTGATCCGGCAACTGTCCCAACTTTCCGCCGTTGGGAAGGTCACCAAGGAAAACCTCGACCCCATCATCGAGCGTATCCCGCAGATCGCGGCGATCATGCGCGAGAAGTTCGGGCCGGAATCGCTGGGCGACCCCGCGAAGACGTTCGAGCGGCTTGGGATTAGCTCGAAGCAGTTCATTGACATCATTGTGGCCGAACTGGGCAAGGGCGAACGCGCCGGGGCGACGTTTGCGAACTCGCTCGAAAACCTCAAGGAATCTGCGTTTGAGACGGCGGCGGAGTTCGGAAAGTCGTTGTTGCCGATCGGGAAGAAAGTACTCGAAGAGTTCATCAATCCCAGCGTGGACCGCGCGAAGGCACTGGCGGGCGCGTTCAACGAACTGAGCCCCGCAACGCAGGGTCTCGTGATCCAGCTTGGGGCGGTTGCCACCGCAGCGCCACTGGTGATCGTCGCGCTTGGCACGCTCATAGAGAAGGGCGGCGTTGTCTTCGCCGCTATCAATCGCGTTGCCGGTGCGCTGAGCGGCCTTGGCGTGACCATGCAGGTCCTCGGCAAAGCTGCGGGCTTCACGGCCATCGCCACCGGCATCTATTCGCTACTGGAGCCGCTGACGCGCACGGAGACGGCGCTCAACAATCAGGCCAAGGCGGCGGCGCAGAACAAGCAGTTCCTCGACGGTCTCACGAAGACTTACCAGGACAACCTGATCGCGCAAGGTCAGTTAAACCCGAAGATCAACGACGGCTACGAGAACCTGCTGAACTTCTCGCGCGGCGTTGAGAAGACGAAGACCGAAGTCCAGACGCTGAATCCTGTCATCGAAAAGGCAACGGAACTGGTGCAGCACTATGGTAAGGGCGTCGTCCATACCTACGAAGCTGAGTTCAATTCTGCTGTCATCAAAGAGCGCTTGGCGCTTATCACCGCCGCGTACAATCAGCGGCTATCTGATGGCGTCGCAGCGCTTGCGAAGTACGGCAGCGCGGCGGAAGCGGCTAATGCTGCGCTGCGTGAACTGCGTATCACGGAAGAGGCTCCAGAGCTTCGCGGATCGACTGTTGATATTCGCAACCTGCCGACGCCGAACGTCCCCGGCCTTCCCGGTGGCGCGGTCCTCGACGGCTCCGACGCGGCCCGCTCCTCCCAACGCAATCTTGAAATCATCCGGCAGACGGCGAAGGGCGCGCAAGACTCATGGAAGAACGTCCGCACGGGCATCTCGCGCCAAGTCTCCACGATCCAGACCGACTTTAGTCGCGCGGTGGTCAATATCATCCGTGGAACAGAGAGTATCGGTGAAGCGATGCGGAAGGTTGGCAACGCTGCCGTCGATGGCCTACTCCGTACCGGCATCGAGTTCGCTGTAAACGAAGGCATCAAGCTTTTAGGCAAGCTACTGACGAAGCTTGGCGGCGTGGGCGCGAAGATTGGCGGCATCCTCGGCGGCTCCGGTGGCGGTGGCACGTCGGGCGGTGGCGGCTCTCAAGGCGGAATCGGCTCTGCCGTGTCCGCGGCCTCAGGCGGCATCCTCGGCATGGTTACCAGCATCGGCTCGCTGGTGTCTGGGGTAATCGGCAACTTCCAAATGGCGGGGATGAATAAAACCCTCGACCTGATCGAAAAGGAAGTTCGCTATTCACAGATCCACCTCCTCCACATCCTCGAAAAGCAGAACGAGTACCTGCCGAAGCTGAAGGACATCTGGGAGTCGCTGATTCGCATGGAGACGCGCCAGATGGGTGTGGCTGGTGGCGGAGCCGCAAGCGTAACAATCAACGTTAACGGCGGCGATCCGCGCCAGATGCTCGAAGCTATCACCCGCGAACTGAAGCAACTTGGAGTCATTCCTCAGTGAGCCTGGACGTTTACATTGACGGGACGATTCGGGAGATCGTCCCGTACACATTGAACGTTGCGACCACGGCCGGCCAGCGCGGTTCGTTCAATATGCGCGTGGTTTCGACCAGCGGCGCTTATCGCCCGGAGCAGGGCCACGAAATCGCGCTCTGGGACGGAGGGACGAAGCTATGGGCCGGTTCGGTCGATGAGGTATCCGAGGTTTCGATCACTGAGGCGGGCTCAGCCGCAGGCGCGTTTTATGATATCCGGGGCATCACCTGGGAGCAGCGCTTGGATCGGCGGCGCTGCTACAACCCGAGCACGTCTGTTCCGGCGCACTACAACGGAACGTTTCTTTTCACCGCCAATCCGGCAACGGACACGCTGACGACGGTATCCGCGCACGGCCGTAGCAACGGGGACCGGGTACGTGTAAAGGCGCACGCGCAGGGAACGCTTTGCGACGGGCTCGATGCAACCATCGAGTACTTTGTCATCGGCGCATCCGGGAGCACGCTCCAGCTATCCCTGACGAGCGGCGGCAGTGCGGTAAACATCCTGGACGACGGCACGCTGGACCAGGTCCTGCTCACCACCCGCGCGGGCGATGTCGTGGTGGACCTAGTGACCAACTACGCATCGAACGAGGGCATCGGCACCACGAACGTCGACGCGGGCGCTGTGCTCGACGTGGTGACGTTCGACGCCAACACCAGCGTTATGGAAGCGATCAACGAACTCGCCCAAGTATGCGGCTTCGCTGTGTGGATGGACGAGGAGCGGGAACTGTACTTCAAGCCGCGCACGTTTGCAGCGGCACCGTTCAGTATCTCGACCAGCAGCGCCAATTATCGCTCACTCCGCATCCGGCGTACCCGCGAAGACAAGGTAAACGCGATCCTGACCCGGGTGCCTTGGAACCAGATCGTCAGCGAGACTGAATCGTTCCCGGGCGACGGATCTGCGCGGACGTTCACACTGACCAACCAAGTCGCCCAGATCGTCAGCATCAGCGTGGATGGGCAGGTAGCAGAGATCGGCCAGTTCCTCGCCGACACCGACCGGGAGTGGTACTGGGAGTTCGGATCGAACAAGATCCGGCAGAACGCGGCGGGCGACGTGCTGACCAGCGGCAACACGCTGACCGTCGTCTATCAAAAACTTGGTGCCGACGTAGTGACGGCGGAAGACTCCAGCGACATCACGGCGACGATCACGCAAGAAGACGGCGGCAGCGGACGGTATGAGCGTTACGCTGAGCGGGAGATCGGGCAGGTCCAAGCGTTGCTTGCGGCTGAGGCTGTCATTGCGGCGCGGAAGAATCCGGTTGTCGAGGTCGAGTATGAGACCGACCAGATCGTGGAACCGCTTTGCGCGACGGTCAAGCCGGGGCAGTTGCAGACCGTAGCCAACACCGCGCGCGGCGTGAGTTCGGACACCTATCTGGTAAACGAGGTGTACCTAACCGACGTTGCAGGCCAGTACCTCAAGGCGCGCGTGCGGGCTATTAGTGGAACATCCATCATTGGCATCCAGGAGTACTGGAAAGCCATGATCGGCGGCGGCGCGGCAAGCAGTTCCGTTTCTGGCGGCGTGCTAACGCCTGCGGCTCCGTCGAGCACTTCGGTGGGCATCTATCTGGTGGCTGGTGCTGCCAGCATCACGCTTGACCTTGCTAATGGGCTTGTCCAGGAAATCGTACTCAATCGGGCGACGACAACGATTACTGATGTCGTGTTCGGTTCCGACGCCGTGACCCCTGGCACGCGGTTCATGCTGATTTTCACTTCTGACGGAACAGCCGGCCGCAATGTCGCCTGGGGTACGAAGTTCGCCGGGACTGGCGCGATAGCGCTCGACGGCGAAGCCAGCGCTATCAACATCTTCGAGTTCATGACGATGCGAAACGGCGACTTTTTGCGGTGCGTGACGCCTGCAGTGGGAGTGGATTAATGCGGACGATTATTATCACGGCGCTGCTGCCGTTCTCGTTGCTCGCTCAGTTCAAAATCGGCCAGATCCGCATCATCCCCACCACGGATGGAACCGCTGTCGGGCAGATCGAATTCGACACGACGCGGGCGGACGGGAAGGCAGTGGTGCTGAAGGCGCCGAACACCGCCACCGCCTCCTACACCCTAACCCTGCCCACCGCTGCGCCCGCATCGAACGGCCACTGCCTTACAGGCACCACGGCGGGAGTGTTGTCTTTCGCGGCCTGCCCTGGTGCGGGCGCGGTCCTAACGACGACCAACCAAGAAGTCGAAGGCTTTAAGTATTTCGGCGTCTCCGGCTCTGATCGGCTCGTGATCTATCGAATTGCCGATAACCAGATGGGCATCCAGACGATGCTTGACGGGCAGACGGACCCAACGACGTACGCCTACGGGGGCGTCAATAATCAGTTGCTTCTACAGCCGCGTGAAGGTGTCGTCGGCGTGGGCGCGATTGACACATCGTTCCGGCTGAACGTGGCCGGGACGTTCCGGGCGGCGGGCGCGGTGACGTTGGCGAGCACGCTTGCCGTTGCGGGCGTCACGACGCTATCGGGCGATCTACGGTTTGGGACGGACAACACCCACGCGATTGGGGAGACCGGAACGCGGCCGAGCGTGGTGTTTTCGCGCATCGACAACACGCGGAAGCTCGAGATCTCGGACACGTCGGGCGGCAGTGGGTTCTGGGACCAGCGGGTAAACGCCTCCGCGATTACGAGCAATTGGACGCTTCGCGACAACGCGGGAAGTCGGGCGCTTGCATACACGCGAGTATTCACGAGTTCGCCCAGTAACAGCTTCGAGGTCTTCGGGGCGCTTATTCCGGCGCAACGGTCGAC